GAATGTAGTAATGGAGCTACGCCAACAGGTCACAACTATATTCCAAGAGCTTTTGACTATTGCCCGCATCCCTGCGGAGTTTACAATCAATAACTTTCAAATCATTAATGAGACCATTGTTGAACTTGAGGGTGATAGCTCTAAGACTAATGATGCATTGAACACATTGAGTCCATTAGTAGCTACCAAAGTACTTGAGACCATGACCATCAATGAGATTAGAGCACTTGCTTCGTTACCTCCTGTAGAGGGTGGAGATGTTACACAAGCAGCTGCAACTGCAGCAGCACAAACACCTGCAATCTGATGTTATATTTTATCACTGAAACCTACCTTAAGACTAACACTCCGATAACAGCAAACGTTGATGTAACGGATGTTACCCCATACATAGCAACTCAGAGTGCATTGAGAATACAACCTATCTTAGGCACCACGTTCTACAATCACTTGCTAACAGCATACAACAATCAGACACTTACACCGGATGAGATTGACCTAGTGGAGTTCATTCAGCCGGTCATTGCATGGAGGAGTGCAGAAGATGCAGTATTTGGGTTGACTTATCAGCTAAAAAACAAAGGACTTCAGACTCAGAATGGAGATTACTCTGCTAGCGTATCCCGTAGTGAGGTGGCCTTTGGTATGGAACACTATGCACAGAAAGCTAGTTTCTTTGAGCAACGTCTTATCAGATGGCTACTTGCTAACCGCAACCTGTTTCCTATTTTTATCAGTACAGCTAACCAGGATACTGACCTGCGGCCTATGTTCAATCATTGCTCTTGCATCACTCAATATCAGTTGACTTGCACAGGGATGTGTGGTAACTTCTTAGAGAACGGATACAATAACAGCATCCTTATCTTGTAATGAAAACACAACTAACAATCCTTCTTAATACCATGCAGGCTAACTGGGTAAAGCTAATGGCTATGCTATGGGCATTCCTTATGCCGATATCCGGGCTATTGTTCCTTGTGGGGTTTGTCATTCTATTGGATACGATAACAGGAGTATGGAAGAGCATTAAGAATAAGGTGCCAATCACAAGCAGAGGGCTATCTGCAATAATTAGTAAGATGCTATTATATGAGGTAACTGTGATTCTATTTTATATGATTGATAAATTCATATTAAATCACATCATCCTGCAGTTTTTCTCAGTGGAGCTCATGCTCACTAAGGTGCTTGCTCTTATCCTGGTATCAATCGAGGTGATGAGTATTAATGAGAATTACAAAGCAGTGAAAGGATTGGACCTATGGCAGTCAATGAAGAACCTATTTGCAAGGGCTAAGGATATTAAAAAAGAGGTGGATGAAATTAGACACAAGCAAGATATTACAGGAACGCCTATCTAATGCACAGTACTTCCATGAGGAGTCTGAGAAAAAACAAATATATCTACACCATACTGCAGGCAATGGGAATGCTGTAGCTGTATCTAGGTGGTGGAATAGCAACGGAGATAGGATAGCTACCGCATTTGTGGTTGGTGAGAAAGGATCTATTGTACAATGCTTCAGCTCCAGGCATTGGGCCTATCACCTAGGTATAGATAGTCAGGACTTTGCAGTACATGGCCTCAAGTATCAGAACCTAAACAAGCTATCTGTTGGTATTGAGGTGTGCAATTGGGGCCCATTGAAGCTCAAGGATGGTAAGTACTACAACTATGTCAAAGGAGTAGTGGACCCGTCAATGGTTACTATCTTAGATAAGCCATACAAGGGGCATGTGCTATGGTACAAATATACGGATGAGCAGATTGAAAGCACTCGCCAATTGGTGGAGTACCTGTGTGAGACCTATGACATTCCTAAGACTTACCGGTCAGAGATATTTGCAATAGATAAAGAGGCATTCAAAGGTACTCCAGGGATCTACACACACAACTCAGTAAGGAAAGATAAGAGTGATATCTACCCATGCCCCCGAATGATTGCAATGCTTCAAAACCTATAGCACATGAGACTTTCAATAATTATTTTGTCGCTAGTTTCTACTATATTTGCGACATCCTGCTCAACTCCAAAGCGAGCTCAATGGCATTACAAAAAAGCACTTAAGAATGGATTGCAAGTAGTCCAGGATAGCGACACCATCCGCATAGCTACTGTGGACTCATTCCCAATAGTACACAATGACACTATCTTTTGGGAAAAGTTTATCGCATATCGAGATACGGTGATAAAGTTCAATAATGTGTATGTGCCTAAGACTAGATGGCAGACTCGCATTGAGTACAGGTATAAGACAAAGGTTGAAAAGATACGAGGTAAGACTATCTACAAAACTGCCAAGGCAGAACAGGTAGTAAAGTACAGAACACTATGGTGGCCGTTTTGGCTAGGGCTTGCCATCCCTTATATTCTTAAATTGGTATGGAGTGCTGTACTCAGTAAACTGAACAGATGAGAAAAAGACTATTTTATGACATTGAGACTTCATTCAATGTCGGGGTGTTCTGGAGAACAGGATACAACCTAACCATTAACCCCGGGGATATTATCCATGAGAGGGCCATTATATGTATATGCTACAAATGGGAGGGTGAAGAGGAGATACACAGCCTAACATGGTCCAAGAGTCAGAGTGATAAGAAGATGATTGAGCAATTCGTCAAAGTTCTTAATGAAGCTGATGAGATTGTAGCACACAATGGGGATAGGTTTGACCTCAAGTGGATACGTACAAGAGCTTTATTCCATGGCATTGGTGTTATGCCATCCCCAAAGACCATAGACACGCTTAAATGGGCTAAAAGGTACTTTAATTTTAACTCAAACAAACTAGACTACATTGCTAAGCTTCTCAAGGTAGGTGCTAAGATGGAGACAGGAGGGCTTGACCTGTGGAAAGATATAGTTTTTCGCAAGGATCAGGATGCATTAGATAAGATGGTTGACTATTGCAAGATGGATGTGCAGGTACTTGAGGCAGTATTTGAGAAACTTAACAGCTATGCCCTAGTTAACCACAACTATGCAGTGCAACATGGTGGTGATAAGTACGAATGTGCTGAATGTGGTGGTACCAATTACCGGTACAATAAAAAAGTAGTCACTGCTGCAGGAACAGTACACCATTGGATAGTATGTAGAGACTGCAAAAAGCACAACAAAATAAATCACTTGGTGTTCACTAAGTATCAGGAATATCTTTACAGCCGAAAGAAAAATATTTCTTAAGTCAATCCCTTATTCTAATGTGATTATCACATTTTATCCCTTATTTTAAGACATTTTTACCACAATTATACACTTATAATGTGGCTTGCTTATCTTAAATTTGTGGAAAATTAAATTTTTTTGTGCAAAATATATTGCAGATATGAAACTTTTTATATCTTTGTCAGGTATTAACACTTAAAAATTATTTATGAAACAGTTTGAAAGAGCCCTTGACTTTATCAAGACCAACCAAAACAACGCAGAGACCCTTGCTTTATTCTTAGAGCAACTGCTTGTAGAAGCTACTGAGGAAATGACTCAGACAGCACTAGATAACACTGAAGATTTTTTAACCATCCTAAACGCAAACAAATGAAAAAAGAATTATTTGATGTAGTAGCAAGTGTAGCTGTGATCGTGGGTACCATGGCATTAATGTATCACTGTTTAATCTTTATGTTATGCAAGTAAGTATAGAAAACTTTAGAGCATACTTTGACTTCAAAGATGTGCATGGTAGCTGTGAGTTTGAAATCACTAACATTACCGATGAGGATTATGATGTAGAAATGAGTGACTTTATGGTCACTGAAGTAGTAGGAGAGGTGGAGCTTGACTATATCCTCACAGATGTAGAACTTAATCAGCTAAGACAAGAGATAATTTGGTGTATCCAAGAGACTACACTTATTGAAGATATGCAACATCCTGAAGATGACTTTGATGAAGATGCTTGGAGGTATGATGCATAGAGATATATCAGAGATGGCTAGATGGTGGACCAAACAGTCATTTGCAGGAGACAAGGGCGGCTCCTTTAATACCGCCTTATATTTAGAATACTTAAAATGTAAGAACTCATGTATAGATTATTGTACTACTATGAAAACAGGCTCTCAGAGAGCTACGACTTCCCAACCAAAGCACTCTGCCATTGGCAACTTAACAAGTTCAGGGCAGCAGGTACTCACATTTACGGACACTTTGTGATTGAGAAGATATGAGACAGGATAAGATACTAGAAATACTCTACCCCTATATCCCTGCTAAGGTCCTAGGTGACTATCTCGGGTTGACTCCATCCCAGGTATACAACAGGACCAGCAGGATTGGAGTAAAAAAAGACCCAAAGGTTAAGCAACAAATGGCCAAAAGACTGTTTTTGAAAGCAGGCAATCAGACAAGGTTTGAGAAAGGACATGAGCCATTCAATAAGGGCAAAAAATGTCCTAATTTACTCCTGACCAATGCAGCCAAAACTATGTTTAAGCCAGGAAGAAAGCCTCATAATACCAAAGCAGATAATGCTATCACAATCCGTACAGATACAGGAGGTAGAAAGTACTACTACAGTAAGATTAAAGATGGTTTGTGGGTGCTAACTCATAGATTGATTTGGGAGCAGGCCAATGGACCCATCCCTGCAAAGCACATTGTACGGTTTATTGATGGCAACACCATGAACTTAGATCTATCTAACCTTGAGTGCATTCCAATGGCTGAGAATGCTACCCGTAACACACTACACAGGTTTCCTGATGACCTGAAAAAAGTAATCAGGCTTAAAGCTAAATTAAACAAACACATAAAAAACAAACAAAATGGCTAGAAATGGAATGAACGATCTACGTGATCACCTCTTTGCAGCACTCGAGAGATTAAATGATGATGAGCTAACACCTGAACAACTTGCTACTGAGGTAGAAAAGGCACAGGCAATATCTAACCTATCCAACTCTGTGATTAACAGTGCTAAGGCTGAGGTTGATTTTATGAAAGCTACCGGCATGATTGCCACAACAAGCAACCTGTTCAAAGGAGTTAATGACCCTAAGAGATTGGAAGCATGAACCAACACAAAATATACAGGGTGCTAAGGCTCCTGCAGTTACTACAGGAAAAGCCCAGGACAGTGATGGGGATGGCTAAGTACCTTGGAACAAGTGAACGCACAGCCTATAGATACATTCAGTTGTTTATAAAGCTAGACCTGCAAGTAAAAAGAGATAAGTTTAATAAATACTTTATAGAGAAAACATGAGAGGAGAAATAGACGAAACAGTATTCAAGCTCACACAGCTACAGAATGAGGACCTGGTGAATATCATCCTGGACTACCAACTGAACACCCCGAGCAGGATAGAAACATCTGCCTACAAGAGGTACTACCTGTACAACTATATGTACAACTACCGGCACATGACATACAGCATGATCGGTAAATTTTTCAACCGAGACCACAGCTCTGTTATTCATGGCATGAAAGAGCACAGGTATTGGTATGGTAAAAAAGATGAGAGGTACATGAAGTATATTCACCCATTGCCTGAGCTAATCAAGCAAAAGCGTGACGATATAAACATCTTTGATGTCAGTATCATGCCAATGTGTGACGAAGAGGCAAGGGTAACAATCACAGGTAACTACCCTCCAAAGTTATTAACAAAATTCACAGATAAAATGACTACATCCGAGATTGTGTCTATATTTGAGGACCATAATTTTTTAAGGGTTAATATGGGGGAGGGGGTCTAGGCTCCCTCTTTTTTGTGACAGTGTGACGATGTGACGATACTCTTATATAGGGGTCTTAAAAAATAGAGCACTAAAATTTTTAGCGTTCTGGAAAATTTATCGTCTTATCGTCACGCTTTAGCTGAAACCCAATACCACACTAGTTTATAGCCGTGACGATAAATAAAAAACATCGTCACAAATTGTCTTTTATCGTCTTTTTTAATACTTTTACAACATGTTTAACCCTAAAATTTCAGTCTTCCGCAGTTTATTCAACAGCAAAGAGACACCTTTCACACTCGAGGCAATAGAAGTGTACAATAGAATAAAGCAAGGTAACACCGAGCTGATTGGTAAGATTAAGAAACTACGAGCAGGTGATACTGATAGCAAGATGCAGCTCATGGCCATCATGTTTAATGGTACTTTCTCTGAACGCAAGGATGATGGACTTATTCAGCATTCAGGATTGTGTGTCCTGGACTTTGACAAATACCCCGATGCTAAGACCTTGCAAGCTGAACGAAACAGGCTGATGGATTGCCCATATGTGTACATGATGTTCACATCTCCTAGTGGAAATGGACTCAAGGTAGTTATACGTACACCTGAAAGTACTAAGTTTGAACACAAGAGGAGGTTTGAAGCATACAAAGAGTACATTCAAAGTGATTACTTTGATGTGGCCAATAGCAATGTGAGCAGAGTATGCTTTGAATCCTATGACCCTGATGCATATCTCAATGAATTCTGCGAGGTGTTCCAAGGAATTACCCAGGATAAAGGATACCACAAGGCAGAAAAGATAGCGGTGCTACCCATTGCTAATGAAGATAGGATCATTGAGCTAATCATGAAGTTTAACCATGGCAAGTTTGAAGATGGCAGGAACAATTGGACCTATAAAGTAGCTTGCTGTATGTGTGAGTATGGGGTGGATAAGTATGCAGCTAAGAACTACCTGCTCCAATATCAACAGGATGGCTTTGAAAGCAATGAGATTAATTACACCGTAGAGAATGCATACAAATCAAGTAACTTTAATATCAAATACTTTGAAGATGCACAAACAGTAAGCAAGGTAAAGCTAAAACTTAAAGAGGGTGTAAAGGATGAAGATATCCAAAAGCAGTTAGGTGTCAATGGAGCCATCATTGAGTCAGTAAAGGAAGAGGTGCAGAACTCTGACGATGTGTTTTGGCAGGCAGATGGTAAGAAAATTACTATCGTGCCGCATGACTATGCTATCTTCCTGCACAAACATGGCTTTGCTAAGTACTATCCTGAACGGAGTAACAAACCTACCTATGTGTACATTGAAGAGAACAAGGTATCTGAGAGCTCAGTGGAGCTAATCAAGGACTTTGTACTCAAGTACTGCTTATCTAAGGGTGAACTTGACGTATACAATCACTGTGCTAAGAACACACAGCTCTTCACTGAGTCCCATCTCAACATGCTTGAGTCAATTGATATGCGTATCTTACAGGATAGCCGGTACGTTTCTTACATCCCTTTCAACAATGGCGTGGTTGAGGTCACAAAGGACAAGGTAGAGCTCCTGAGCTACATCGATATAGATGGGTACATTTGGAAAGAGCAAATAATTAAAAGAAACTTTACACGACTGCCATCTCATGATAACAATTTTCAGGATTTTGTACATAAGGTATCAGCCCAGGATAGTGAACGGATTAAGGCAATGGAGTCAACCCTTGGGTACCTCATCCACACGTTCAAAGATAAGACTGACCAAAAGGCAATTATCTTCAATGACCAAGAGATTGATGATAACCCAAATGGGGGGAGTGGTAAGAGCTTGATGTTGACAGCCATCGGTAATATCCGCAAGATTATAAAGATAGATGGCAAGGCCTACAACCCATCTAAGAATGATTTTGTGTATCAGAGGGTCAACATGGATACACAGGTGCTTGCCTTTGATGATGTTAAAAAGCACTTTGACTTTGAGCAGCTGTTCTCCCTGATCACTGAGGGTATTCCTGTGAATAGAAAGAATAAGGATGAGATATACATCCCATTTGAGCGAAGCCCTAAGATTGTGATAACAACAAACTATGTGATTAGTGGTGCAGGTACATCCCATGACAGGAGGAGGCACGAAATAGAGTTCTTTCAGTACTTCAATAGCCAGCGTAACCCACAAGATGAGTACGGCAAACTGCTATTTGATGAGTGGAGTAAAGATGAATGGTCACACTTTGATAACTACATGCTGAGTAACCTACAGATGTACCTGCAGAATGGATTGGTTAGGAGTGTATCTATCAATGCGGATGCAAAGAGGTTTATCCAGAACACCTGCAAAGAGTTCTATGACTTTGTGATGGATGGGAATATAGCCCTAGATGTGAGACACTACAACAAATCATGTACTGAGGCATTCCAAGGTGATACAAATGGCTTCAAGGACCTAGACTCAAGGAAGTTTATCAAATGGGTGCAGGTGTATGCACTATACAAGGGCTACAAGTACACGAAAAACAAGGACCATCACGGTAGATATTTTGAATTAACGAAAGATGAGTGAGTTAAAAATACAGTATGCTTACAAAGATGGTAAGCTATACAACGTGAATGATCCTGAAATTAAAACAGGAGATAAATGCTATTGGGTAGATGGTGGTAAAGAATATGAAGTTTACCCTGCCAAAGGTGATAAACAACGGGCTCACTTTCGATGTATGCCAGGTGTAGTCATTGATGCCAATAGGTCTTTTCATAAAGATTGCCAATACTATCTGCAAGAGACTAAATGTTTTGAGTTAGATAGTGAAATTATTGAAGCATCTGAGGTATTACTTGAGTATGAGGCTGCCTATAGAATAAAGCAAGAGATACCTAACTACTCAATGATACCTGATTGTTTGTTTTTGGATGATGAGGGTAACATTTTGTGTATTATTGAGGTATGGTACACACATAAAAAAAGCCAAGAGGATATAGCAAAAATTCAACAATATAAAATTTTAACATTTGAAGCAAAGTATGAAACCGATTTTCAAAAACCAACAAACATTGCAGGACTATATCTTGGAACAATGCCCAGAATTAAACGAGCTACGGAGCATATACAAGCTCAACACGATGCTATTGAAAGAATTAGAACAGAGCTTAGAGAAAAAGACAAACGAATACAACAAGCTAGAGAATTTCAACCAAAGTTCTTTGGAATGGTTAAAGCACAAATCTATCAATGGATAAATGAAAAAAATAACCTATAAGATGAAAAAAGAGTACAAAACGTTAATGCATGAGTTAAAAGTTAAACGTTATGCAGAGACTCACCCCAATTATCCACCTGATTATATACCTAAAACCATGTACAAAGACTCAACGGCTAATGGCCTAACCAAAGCAATTTGTGACTATATTAATTACCATGGCTATCAGGCTGAACGCATCAATACCATGGGAACAGCAAGAGAAAAAAAGACCACAGCAGGCAAGGTCATTGGTGTGACCTGGACAAAGGGCACCTCTACTGCAGGGAGTGCCGATATATCTGCTACCATTAAAGGCAGGTCAGTTAAGATAGAGGTCAAGATAAAAGATAGGCAATCTGAAGCTCAGAAAAGATACCAAGAACATATAGAAAAAGCAGGTGGAATTTATAAAATTTTTAGAGATTTTGATTCTTTTGTTGAATGGTATAATAAATTCATTGAATCATGCAGCTAGATACTGATATCCTAGATAGAATGATGGATGAACTGTCATTCACCCCTGAACAGCTCAGAGAATTAGGCATGAAGTTTTGGATAAGTTCAGATTATGAGTTTATCCTAGATGATTATGATGGCTTTGCAGTTAATAAGAGCCCATTACTAAAAGGGGATACAATATATTTTTGTACTGAGTATAAATTTTTATTAAATTTTTTAGATTTTTTACCTTTGTGAATAGATTATTTGTATATTTGTAGAAATTTAATACCTTAAAATTATGGCAACAGTAAGAAAACAAGCAGCTGAGCAAACAGCACCTGAGGCGGTTACCCTCAACATCTATCAGAAACTGCACCTAGCTAAGCAGTCAATGGGTAAAGTAATTAAGAATGCGACTAACCCACACCTAAAGCGTAACTATGCTGATATCAACAGCATCATTGATACGGTAGAGCCTATCCTATTAGACTGTGGATTGCTACTCATACAGCCCATTAAGGATGATAAGGTGTATACTATGATCATTGACATCGAGAATGAGGATATAATTGAAAGCTTCATGCCGTTACCTATGATTACTGATGCACAGAAGCTAGGTGGAGCAATCACTTACTTCCGTAGGTATACGCTAGTTAGCTTACTATCCCTGCAGGCAGTGGATGATGATGGTGAGACTGCAAGCAGAGCACCCAAGGCAAAGCCTACGTTGGATGGGGAGAGATGGGATAAGGCACTTCGTGCTGTAAAAGCAGGTAAGTTCACACCTGAGCAGATTAAAGAGATGTACAACCTAACTAAAGAGCAGGAGGCACAGCTATGAAATTTAACTCTCATAAACTAGGTAAATTAATGACCTCATCTAGAAGCAAAGGTGAGGTCTTGAGTCAGACAGCTAAGAGCTATATCATTCAGAAAGCTAAGGAAGATTTCTTTGACTATAAGAGTGAGATAAATAGCAAGTACCTAAGTAAAGGATTAGCTCAGGAGCAGGACAGTATCGACTTGCTTAACTTAGTTAGGCTAGAGGACTACAAAAAGAATGAGGAGAGGGTAGATAATGAGTGGTTATCCGGGTGCTGTGATATCATCACTGAGACAAGTATCATAGATATTAAGACCTCGTGGTCCTTAGATACGTTTCCTGCCACTAACTACGAACTCAAGGACCTAAGTGACTATGAGTGGCAAGGACGTGCTTACATGTGGCTATATGACATGCCATCTTTCGAGCTGTGTTATGTCATGGTATCTACTGCACCTGAGCTATTGGGTGAGTATGAGAATGGAGCACTGCACTATGTAGATCATATTGCACCTGAAAAGCGTATCACATCCATTACCTTTGAAAGAGATAAGGAAATTGAGATACAAATGGCTGAGAGGCTTATCTTGGCTACTGAGTTCTATAACGAAGTATTAACCCAATTAAAAAATAAATAATGAAAACAAGAGAAGAATTTTTTGAACAAGCAGTAATAGCTGCCATGCAGGGCCTACTGGCTGCTTCAGGGCACTACCGGGATGAGCTGATAAAAAACCCATGTGAGTATGTAGCTAATGCTGCAAGGCAATACGCTGATGAGCTCACTGAGCAGATTTATGGTCCTGAGTTACCGGTGATTAAAGAACGTTTATTTTAAGCTATGAAAGAACAAACAGCAGTAGAGTGGTTTGAAGAGCAAGTAGGCCATAACTCCCTAATGGGATTGAAAGAATTTAATGAGATATTTTATAAAGCCAAACAGATGGAGAAAGAGCAGATAGAAAATGCTTTTAATTACGGACAACTTGACTTGGGAATGGAAGCAGATGAATACTATAATAAAACCTTTAAGGGGTAAAAATTACCCTCAATTAATAATAAGGGGTAAAAATTACCCCATTTCTAAAATAAAAATGATATGAAAGCAATACTTGAATTCAATTTACCTGAAGATCAGGCAGAACACTACTGTGCTATCAAAGGGGCTGATATGCTTAACGTACTATGGGAGCTTAAAACAGAGCTCCGTGGTATGCTCAAGTATGGAGAGCTACCGGGGGACCAGTATGAGATAGTAGAAAAGATACAGGAATTCCTATTCAGTAGCCTGAATGATAATGACGTAAACCTGGACAAATGAGATACCCCATTATATTCTTATCAGCTCTAGTCATAGAGATATGCAGTACATTCTATATCAGGTTTGTATCCGAGGGTAATGCACCAGGTATGATATTCTTTGCAGCCATTGGTCCATTCCTTGGGCTCCCATTCCTTGGCTACATGATCGAGGCAACAAATTGGAGTGAGAGAGTGTTCAATGCTGTAGCACTGAGTGCAGGATATATAGTAGGTACAATAATCGTAATAACTTTAATAAAATGATAGTAGCATTAGCAATTTTAATAGCCCCTGCAATAGTGTGGGGATGGATAAGCACAATTAATTACATCAAATATCTAAGTAACCATGAGTAAATTCAAAGGAGAGGTGGTATTCGTTACCCCAACAACGTCAGTATCTGACAAATTTAAGAAGAGAGAAGTAACCCTCAAATCACAGGATGAGTACCCTCAGTATGTCACGTTCCAATTAACCCAGGATAAGTGCGACCTAGCCAATAACCTCAAAGCAGGGGATGCAGTAGAGGTGAGCTACAACCTACGGGGTCGTAGATGGGAGGCACAGGATGGCACCATCAAGTACTTCAATTCTATTGAAGCATGGACTATGAGTCTGAGCTCAAAGACTGAACAGGCACCTATTGATAAACTAACCAAAGACTTAGACCTTGAAAGCAGTGACGATTTACCTTTCTGAACAGCAGGAGCTGTCCGATTGGATGAGAAGAGAGATAACAGCAATGCTAGGTAAACGCTACAAGTTAACTCACCTTTCTGAGGATATGAATGTCAACTATGCCAAGCTATACCGGTTCATGAGAGGAAAAAATGTAGGCACAGAGATCTATGACTCATTTTTTAGAGTATATTTGAGGCAATGGAACTCCTAACATTAATACCTTTGGCATGGTGGTGGTGCAATTTTGAACCACTACACGCAACCTTGACATGGGTTTACATGTCTTTAAGACCAGGCACATGGGCCATACCCTTACTAGATGCATTGAGCTGCAGTAAGTGTGTGGCCTTTTGGCTTACATTGGCATGGCATCAGGACCTTATTCTAGCTTGTCAGGCAGCATTGGGTGCTTATATTTTAGAATTATGTTTGAACAAGTTGACATAGAGCTCATTGATAAGATAGATAGTACTGCAGATGCTGTGAAGTATTCTAAGCATTCCTGCGTACAGCTCTACAAGATACGGGTGAAATATGATGGACCACAGCCAAGAGAGTGCTTTTGTGCATCAGTGAGGAGGAAAGTGTGGTACAAGGACTTCATGGTATGGTATGAAAAAGCTCTTAGACAGGTACATCAGTAACCACTTCGATGAGGTCAGGGCTTATACCCTGTACTTTCTCACCAAGATGGGGAGTAATATCGAGGCGGATACAGTTATCAATAACTCATACCTGCATGTGCTAACCATCAATGAGGATGCTGATAGTGAGGACCAGGTGAAAAGCTATCTACTCAACACAATTAAGTATCAAATTCTATGGAACACGTCACTGAGCCACAAGGATGATCGTGTTACCTCCATGGAGTACAACGGCAATGATGAGGTTGATGATGAGCAGGACCTGCATGCTAAGATATTGGAGGACAAGATATACAGCACTCACAAGGGGATGATTGAAATATACCGCAGTCAGATAGATGACCACGTTCATAGGATAGTATTCGAGGCATACATTGATAAGGGATACACCACAGCAAGAGCAATGGCTAAGTACTTCGATATTCCTGTTACCTCAGCTCATTACCTGATTAAAGAAATTAAACAAAATTTACGCAAACTACAATATAGGTATGAGACTATCTCAAATAATTAGTATCTTGGCTACATTCACTGCCTTGACCGGTGCAACATTCCTACTGAGAGATGACAGCACACAAGCAATGAGGGCCTTTGGGATATGGGTCATACTTTATTACGCATGGTTATTTAGTACACAATATGAAGAAAGTAAAGAATGAGTATCTAGGTCAGTATGTGACCAGGTACAACAGTTTGGGGTTTGATACCTCATTCACAGTAACAGAGGAAACAGCTCAACAGGCTGAGTACCTTACATCGGTAGGCCTTGGGTATCTCTTTGAAGATGCTGAGCCTAAAGCTAAGAAGTACAAAGCAGTAGAGAACGAGTCTAATGAGGCCTAAACACATCGAGACCCCTGAAGCAATGTGGGATCTATTTGAAGCCTACAAGAGATGGTGTAAAGAAAACCCCCGATACTCCTATTCCCTATCTACTAAGACAGGTGAAGCTACAGCAATTCCATTAGAGAGACCACTTACTCAAGTGGGTTTCAGGACTTTTGCAGCAGATAGAGGGCAGACAGTGAATGATTATTTTTGTAACAAGGATGGTAGATATTCTGAGTATGCCACAATCTGTGCACGCGTAGAGGAAGCCATCCGCATGGACCAAATAGAGGGAGGGATGACAGGGCAGTACAATGCCTCTATAACTCAGCGACTAAACAACTTAACTGAACGGGTTGACACAACAACCAAGGGTGAGAAGATAGACAGCATCAAGGTGACCATTGTAAGACCGGATGCAGATTGACTTTATGTGTGCTGTGGTGGAGGACTACATCTACCGTCTCAAGGGAGTCCAGGTAAGGATAGATAGACAGGCAGTAGCTAGTGATGGCAGGCAGATGGCAATGCTAATGAATGCCTACCAAATAGCAATGAATGGAAATAAAGAGCACAGTAATCTTTGAGAAGAACTATCAGGCACTGAATGACCCTAGCCTTAGGTTTGTCATCAATGAGGGAGGGAGCAGAAGCTCTAAGACCTATAGCCTTTGTCAGTTAGTTATCATCTACTGCCTCCAGAACAACAACAAGGTAGTATCTATCATTAGAAAGACGTTCCCTGCTTTGAGGGCTACAGTGCTAAGAGACTTCATTGAGATACTCAAAGAGCTGAACATCTATTCAGTGGAGGACCACAACAAGAGTGAGCACATCTACACGTTCCCTAATGGGTCCATTGTGGAGTTCTTTAGTGTGGATGATGAGCAGAAGATAAGAGGTAGGAAGAGAGACATTGCATGGTGTAACGAAGCCAATGAGCTGTACTTCGATGACTTCACTCAGCT